TGAACTTGTTTTATTAAATACTTTTGCTCCTCTAAAGCAAATAAACGCTCCTCGTCATTTGATAAGAAACCATATGTGCAATTCAAATGTACATCTGCATTCCATAATGTTCTTGTATCTGTATAAGACGTAATGCCTACTTCAATGTCAGGCGGTGGGTTCAAAAAACGATAAAATTGCATGTACCATGTGTTAAAATTCGGCGCCACATAAGGATAATTAAATACAGAATCAAAGACATCACGGATTTGAAATATCTCATTGATTGGTCTTAATGTGACAACAATATGCAACTCATTATATTGCAACGATGTCAAAGGAAACGCCATTTGAGATTTAAGACCAAACCAATTGTTTAGCGGAATGTATAAAATGCGTCCACGAATGGATGGCTCAGGGCCAGCTAATGCATCAGTATAATAAGCATTTGGATATGAATTGACACGTGAACCAGCATTGGCAGGGTCATTTAATTCTGGTGTGTTGCCAGACATTATATCAAATAGTTCTTTTTTATCACTAGAAAAATCACGCTGGACGGCGGCTAATAAGTAATCACCTGAATATTCTTGGAGCGTATAATTGCCACATGTAATGCTTATTTTTGAAATCATTTTTGCTCCTAAATTCTCAATCCATTTGAATTCATAAGGAGCCCATTCTTGAATATCAGAGTCCGCTTGTGGTGGTATAATGGGACTCCAAATGCTAGGCAATGCAACAGATAAATAACAATCCATAAGCAAATCAGCATATCTAGGTATTTTGAAAGTGAACGTGGATTCTTCGGATAGACGCAATGTTTTAGAACCTTCAAAGTCGACACGAAACTTTTGCAAACCAAAATTAGTATAATGCGCATATGTAGTTTTAAAAAACGTTTTAGAAGGATTTCCATTTAAAATAATATTTTGTTGTCCAATAGATACAAGATTCATAAGTCCTCCTGGCATTTATTTGTAATTATAATACTAACATATTATTTTTTTAACTAATTATAATCAGGATTATATTTATTTTGTAAGAATTTATTTGGAAGAATATAATTTGGAAGAATATTTATTATTATTTTATACATTTAATATATTATAAAGAATAATGTCGTCACCAAATATTACAGGAGGAGTAGATAAAACAAGAGCACTAATTAATAAAGGCGCAAATGAATTATTAGAGATGAATGATAATACAGCTATTACGCTACTAACATTCTTAACATTCTTTATTATTATACTTTCATTCATCTATTATTTTTATTATAATGGCGCAGGAACTATTGGCGGCATATCAATTATATTAATAGTAACTATAATGACAAGCATAGTTGGACAAGCAGTTATGGGAACAGCTGGAGCAATGATAGGAGGAATTATTGGCGCTTTAATTGGTATAACTATATTTACAAAAATGTCAAATAGCAAGATTAACCGAAATTGCAGTGTAATGGATGGAGTTTATGGTGAAAAAAATATAGCAATATCAAACACAAGAGAAATATCAAATCCGTTTTATGATTATTATGTTAAAACTGCATATAATTGTTGTTCAGGGGGAGATTATAGAAATGATTATGTATCTATGTGTTCATTAAATGACTTATTAAAACAAGGCGTAAGAGGTCTGGATTTTGAAATATATTCCATCAATGATGAGCCTGTTGTAGCCACATCTACTGTAGATAATTATTGCGTAAAAGAAACATTTAATTATATTAATTTTAGTGATGTGCTAACCAATGTATTAAATAATGCATTTACATCAAATGCACCAAACCCAAATGACCCAATTATTTTCCATTTGCGCATCAAGAGTGAAAACAAGGCAATGTATACAAAATTTGCTCAGTTGTTGCAAAGCATTCCTACTAATCGCATTATGGACTCCAAATATAGTTATGAAAATAAACAAGATGGTCATATTACTAATTTTGGAGCAGTTCCATTAAGTGATATGATGGGTCGAATTATTATTATTGTTGATAGAAGCAATCCAACTTGTTTATGTGAAAGTGAGGATTGTGCCGATTGCAATAATTTTTATGAGTTTGTTAATATGACCAGTAATTCCACTTTTATGCAAGTATTAAGATATAACGATATTGAGTATACACAAACACCAGATGATTTAATAAATCAAAATAGGGCTGCCATGACAATTGGAATACCAAATAAAGGACCTAATCCAGCCAATCCTAGTTCAGTTGTAATGCGGTCACTTGGGTGTCAAATGCTTGCTATGAGATATCAAAGTGTAGATGCCAATGTAGAAGAAAATGACTTATTCTTTAATACAGCGGGACATGCGTTTGTATTAAAACCGCCAGAGTTAAGAGCACAAATTACAATAGTTGCACCTCCAACACCGCAAAACCCTGCATTATTTTACAATGATAGAATTTTAAAGAGTGATATATACGAGTTGAATGTTTAAACAAATAATATCCATTTATTAATAAAATAATACTTTATCAATAAATATTATTTTATCATTATATTATAACTATTATGGAAAAAAAAATATGTGATTCTAAAATGAGTTTTGAAGATTGTGAATTAGCAATTCTCCGTTCCGCCGTGGATAAAGCAGAAGAACGGCAAGGCAGAAAAGATGCTAATTCACCTGATATTAAACGAATTATAAGTGTTGTAGAGAATTTTATTAGAAGCAAAAAGGTTATTTGTTATGGTGGCACTGCCATTAATAATATATTACCCAAACAAGACCAATTTTACAATAAAGATATTGAAATACCTGATTATGATTTTTATAGTCCAAATGCACTTAACGATGCCAAAGAACTAACAGATATTTATGTGAAGGAAGGATTTATTGAGGTTGAAGCCAAATCCGGACAACATTTTGGCACATTTAAAGTATTTGTAAATTTCATTCCTGTAGCAGATATTACAATGTTACCAAAAGAGTTATTTAATGCAATTAAGAAGGAAGCAATAAAAATATCTGGCATTTTATACGCTCCACCTAATTTGCTTCGTATGGGCATGTATTTAGAACTATCTCGACCTGCTGGTGATGTGTCTCGGTGGGAGAAGGTGATGAAACGTCTAACTCTTTTAAATAAACATTATCCGTTAACTGCAAATCAATGCGCTCATGTTGATTTTCAAAGGCAAATGGCAGATGATAAAAAAACCGATGAAATTTATGATATTGTTCAAAAAACATTAGTTGACCAAGGCGTTGTATTTTTTGGTGGTTATGCTTTATCTATTTATGCTCATTATATGCCAAAACATTTGCAAAGAATATTGAAAAAAATACCCGATTTTGATGTTTTATCTGAAGAACCACTAGTTACTGCGCAAATTGTAAGAGAACGATTGAGTGATATTAATGTTAAGAATGTTAAGATTATAAAACGTCCGTCTGTTGGTGAAATTATTGCACCGCATTATGAAATTTGCGTTGGTAAGGATACTATTGCATTTATTTATGAACCACTAGCGTGTCATAGTTACAATATTGTGAAAGAAGGTGGTTATGATGTAAAAGTGGCAACAATTGACACCATGTTGAGTTTCTATTTGGCGTTTTTATACGCAGACCGACCTTATTATGATAAGGACCGAATTTTATGTATGTCAAAATATTTATTTGAGGTACAATCAAAGAATAGGTTGGCGCAAAAGGGTGTATTAAAACGTTTTTCAATCAATTGCATGGGACACCAGGAGACAATTGAAGAGATGCGTGCTGAAAAGGCGGAAAAGTTCAAGGAACTAAAGGATAAAAAGGGGACTGCAGAATATGATTCATGGTTTTTGCGTTACAGACCTACTGATACTAAGAAAGAAAAGGAAGAAAAAGAAGGTGCTAAAGGTGATAAAGAAGAAGATTCATCATCTAGTAAACCAAAAACTAAATCAAAAAAAAAGAGGACAAAAAAGACAAAGAAGCGCAAGGGTTTTTTCTTTTAATTTTATAATTTAAAATGTTACACATGCTCGTTTAGTTGCAAACGTTTGATAAACCGCTCTTTATCCTGCTCCTCATTCATATATACATTAATTATTTCTGCCGGCGAATAAAACTTTTCATTAATTGATTCTAATATAGAAGAGTCAATATCTGCTTCAAACAAATGCTTATATATTTCGGAAATTACGTTTCTGCTTGCATAAGATAGTTCTAACGTGATATCAATGCGTCCCGGACGTTTTAATGCCGAATCCAAATCGTTATAATGATTCGAGGATATAATCATAATGCGTCCCGGTGTCTCACGAATGCCATCCCATAAATTTAATATATCATCTAATGTGATAGGTTCATCATCACTTAGTGCCTTGACACCAGTTGTTGTTATTACCTTCTTCGACAAATCATCCATTTCCGCAATGGTCTCAAGTAAATCCCCCATATTGACTTTGGAAGTCATTGTCATCTCATCCAAATTCAATTTTCGTCCTATTCCAAGACTGGCTTCAGATTTCTGTTTATTTTTCTTCTTTTCTCTATCCAAAACAATATCACCAATGCAGTCAATATCTTCAAATACAATTATTTTTTTATCAAATGTGACGCTGTTTTTCTTATTATCTCCATTATATCTATCCTCAAAAAATATATTATCTAATTGTTTTTTTGTCTTAATTAATTTCAAAGATATGCAAATGATGTTGCGTCCGGTATAATTTGCTAGTGCTTTAACAAATGATGTTTTGCCGGTGCCAGGAGGTCCATGTATGCCAATCCCAAGCGAATAAGGAATCCCTTTATTGTAATACCAATCTTTATTTTTTAAGAAGTGATTGACCTTTTCCATTGTAATCTGTTTTCTATCAAAAAATAAATTACTAAAAGAACGAGTACTTGCAAAGACGACCTCTGACCATCGTTCACAAGGGGAATCTTCATATTTTATATTTGTTAGTGTATATATAAATTTTTTATCTTCGCGCATTTTTTCAATTGATGAAATGTATTGTAATGTTATATTGTCAACAAATTGTTTAATAGTTTCAATATCACTTATATAGGAATATAATTGTATAATAATTCGGTCAGTTTTGTGTATATTTGTGTTCTTAGAGGTGGTTTTCTCACTTTTTTCTGAATTTTCACTATCAAT